ATCCCCCCTCAGAAATTATCATCCCTCTAAAAACAACAGTCTCTGTCATGGGGAATGTCCAGCCGTCGTCTCTCAGGTACGTTCCTACGCTTTCTAAAAACCATCCTTCTGCATGTTCGTTGTCCATTACTTCTCCTTTCTTAAGCTAGGTATTCCACCATAACTAGGTGTAGTTCATAGGACAGGCTCGGGCAAACCTCTCCCATGTCATCAGTCAAATAATCCAACATATTTTCAGCGTATTCTTTGTTCTCAAAAGTCAGCTCAATTTTAAAAGTAGTCATTACTTCCCTCATTTCCGAATGTAAGTTTCATTCCAAGTATGGATTCCAATGCGTGTATTTGGCCTGCTAAATATTCGTGATTTATCCAAGCAGCCATTTCATCATCGGCAGTTTCCCACCGATCCAGATCTGGATAGGTTTTAAGTATCTCTGCTCGATCCGCTTTAAGTACCTGAAGATTCTCTGCTATAGATTTTTTTGATATTCTTGTAGATGAATAAATTTTCATTAGTCCTCGCTCCCTTGATATTCGATATCCTCGTTACAGATTTGATCTACTGGCTCGCCTATGTCTATAAATTCAAATTCACCACCACCGCAATTCTTGCAAATTGTCCAGTCTTTAGTTTCATCTAGGATAAATTCTTGCTGCTCGGTAGACCATACAGCCCAAGCATCTAGAATGATCTCGTCACTCTTACAATCGGTACAAACTACGTCTTGTTTGGTCATGGTGTTTTTTTCCATTATTTAACCTCGCTTAATTCTCTCATCGCTTGTGCTTTCGCTTGTTTAACTTTTGATACTGAAAGGGTTCTAGAAAAAAACTCAACATCTTCTCGAGTGACGAACTCTGAAGTTAGATAGTCTTTAACTACTATTACTAAAGCTGTGTATAGGTCATGATCTCGAAACTGTTTTTTAGTCATTAGCGCCTCGTCTTTCTGTTCTTAGGGAATAAATCCCTATGCCAAACAGCAGCCTCGTAAGTATCATTAACAAACCTATCGATGAATATCTGCACGTAGGGGCCTTCAATCTCTACGTGCTCGCCTATAAGTTCGGGGTTGTCTATCATCTGTTTGGCCTTCGCATAGGCCTCTGCTAGAGAGGCGTATGCGCCCAAGGTTTGGGTTTCGCCTTCGTGGTTCTCGGTTCCTACTTCTAACATGGTTTGTCTCTCCTTCTTTTTAATGGCTAACTATTGCGATGTTCTTGGCTTGTCTCGATGTACCTGCACATAATCCACAGCTGAAGCAATTAGACTTCTTCCCTGCCTCGTCACTAGCTGGACAAAGTATCTCTCCGAGTCTAAGGGCTCCGAGTCCTAAGGCTTTCCATGCCTCGGGTTCAATTACTCGATAGCTTCGGCCCTCTGGTATCTGCTCGGCTTGTTCGCTGGCCTCGTCGAGGCTTTCCATACATATCTCTAGCATTCGGGTATCAAAGTTCGGCAGCAGCCAGCCGTGGGTGTATCCTGTATGCTTAAACTTTCCAGAGCCTACTCCGATAGCCTGCCATATCTCATAAGGCATAGCAGCAGGATCGCCATAGCTCCCGAGTCTCAGGGCCTGACCTTTGAGCAGCTTTCCAAATTGCTCTGGCTCGATGTGCTCGTATCCGTTGCGCTTGTACTTTTTCCATATACCGAGGGGCGCCTGCCATGTCTTAACGTAGCATTTCTTTTTAAGGCCTGCTGCTTTATAGCTTAGGGGCCTAAGGGGACATGCTCCGCATACGCTGGCATCGTCTCCAGTCTTGACGGCTTCGTGGGGCGCTACGTCCTGACGCATTATCCAAGTCTGCCACATGGGGCCAGTCTTGGGGTTGGTCGTGTTCGTGGTCGCTATCACCACAATAGGGGCGTTGTCGTACTTGCTAGGGCCTTCGTAGAGTATGAACATTATAAGCCTGCTTCGTCGATCAGGTTACTCTCGAGGTCGCTGGCTTGATCAAATTCGACTAGCTCGGAATCCAACAAAAATAAAATTTCTATTACTGACATTGCATCACCTCTAATGCTTTATATTTTGGCTGATCGCCAGACTCTCGGAGTTTCGGGAGGGACAGCCAAGTCCCTCCCTCTTCAGTGGCTAGCTAGATTAAATTAATTCAGCCCTTGCAAGATTCCTATTAAATTTCTCTCCTAGCGCAATTTCTGACCATCTTTTACTCGCTTCGTAAACCATAGCGTCGAGAATATGGTCAATCTTGCTGTAGTTTCCGCCGTTGGCTTGGTAGCCGTCTTTATAGTTTGCGTGCAGTCTGTATCCAGCTTCTGGAATGTTTAATCTGGTTAGGTATCCATGCTCGTTAATGATGTGAGCTGAATACCTGTTAGCTGTTACTGGTGCAAAGTAAACAACTACCTGATGGCTAAATCGTGGGTGGTATCCTTGCACCTCTGTTTGGTGTTGCTTAAAAGCTTCTTGGCTCATCTTCCAGCCCAATAATTTTAACCCACGGCTTGGCTCTCTCTTAGCGTCTGCGAGTATCTCTTTATTCAATCGGGCCACGCGTTGGCTCTCGGTCTCCATTACTGCGATCATTACTCTACCTCTTCAATATATTTTGGCGATTTGCCAGACGCTCAGCGTTTCGGCTCCGCGCCAACGGAGCCTCTTCAGTGGCTTTTAGAATATGATTTGTGGGCGTGTTAGGTGCGTCTTATTGTGCTCGGTTATTGCATCCTGTACGAACCCTCCTCCTTTGTTGTATTTCTTGCCAGTGAAGGTTGCTTCTCGAGTTATGGTTATGTCTCCAGCGTTCATCACTGCCGTTATTTTGGCGCCACATTCGTTGCACTCGATAGAGTAGTACATTTCCGAAAATTGCTCTTCAGCGTCTGCCGTTATTGCATCTGTTAAAGATTCGTATACCCAACGATCATGGTCTAACTGATAGCCAACTCCGCTTGAATTCTCCTTGGTTGTTACCTTCTTAATAGTCATTACTTCACCCCTCAATTTAGATAGCTAGAGTTTAACAGCTAGGGCCTAAGAGTCAAGCGCTTTCATGTAATGTTGTTAATGGTTTTAGCTCTGTTTATATGTTCGCCTAAATGGATAACTTTTTACGGCTAAACTTCTCGAGTTCTAACAGTAGACAAACAAGTAATAGAATCACATTACTATTAAGCTGCATGGGCCTTCTCGGCCTTCTATGGCCTGTTTAAGGGGTTTCTGCAGCTGATAAAGTTTGCTCGATGGTGAGCTGATGGTGAGCTGGTCGATTAGGTTTCATTTGAATAGTTCTGCACATGTTCAGCACCCAACAAAAAAGCGCATAGATCGGGGCGATTAATTAAGGAGCACAGCTTGTCTGTGCTAAAATTAAGCAGCCCCAAGATATAGTAGCTAGAGCATAAGACATACCATATAGAGTAGGCATACTAGATGTTGTAGTAGGGGAGCCATTAGGTACTACATATGGTAGACATACTACATATGGTAGGCGAAGGGTTCGCACATACTACATGTGGTATGGGGGGGGCGGATTCGCTGCTGATTCGGAGAAGCAGCGGATAGGGGGGGGGTTCTTACTCTTACTCTTCATGTAAATCTTAATAAGTTAACCATTTAGTTCTTTAGTCTTGTTTGATTCCATTTAGTTATGTTTGTTTAATTAGGTTTGGGTTCTGAATAGATTGATTACAGTTTATTAGGAGTAAGCGTTTGGGTTCTGTGCGTTGCTTTTATGTTCTCGTGTGTCTGTGTCCATAGCGTTAGGGGGGTAGGGCTTGTCTTGTCTGGAGTATAGTATTACCTACCCGTGCCAGAATTTTTTTACTAAAAAGTGTTTCTCCCCAACAGACCTAATAGATACTTGACAATAAATAGTGTTTAAAGCCTAATAGGAGGTAGTAAATAGTATTACTACAGTAACAACAGTAATATTACAGTAATATTACTTACCCCCCCAGGTCTATAAGACCGGGGGTAAGTAATTAAGTAATTAAGGTAATTATATGACTGAGAATAAGAATTCAAAGATGGGATGGACAGTTGCTAATGAAGATAAGAGAGCCTTACGTGATAGAAGGAAGGCTATATTCATTGCAGCGCTTGAGGAGCACGGCACGGTAAGAAATGCGTGTGTAGTTGCGAGCATCCCTCGTGACACGTTTAAGAAGTGGCATGCATATGATTTAGAGTTTGCCGATAGGGTTGCGGATGCTAAGCAATCATTTGGCGAGGCTCTTGAGGAGATGGCGATTGAGAGGGTAAAGAATCCTGACAAGGGGCGTGGGAGTGACATGATGATGACGGTGTTACTGAATGCTCATCTACCCCAGAAGTATAGGCAACAGACTATAGTTGCTGAGGATACTGCGAAGGATGTTATAGCAGAGCTCAGGCAGTTACAGAAGCAGGCAACCAATGAGGCGAAGGCAGGTTCCGGAAAGTCTGCGGAGGAGGGATCTAGGGGTGCTGACGAGGTGCTTGCGGAGGTTCAGAAGAAGATGGAGGCTAGGGGAAAGCTTCCGGAAAAAGAGGAATAAGGAATGACCACACTCACGAAAGGATTAGGCTTACGTGATTATCTTTTTCAGAAGGTTGGCTTCTCGCCAACTGAAGAACAGAAAGCCATTCTGGAATCTTCTTATAGGTTCAATCTTGTTGCCGGTGGTGAGCAGGCAGGGAAATCCCTTATTGCATCGAAGTATCTCCTTGGGAGATTTGCGGAGACAGAGGAGCGAGGGCTGTACTGGCTGGTTGCAGCGGACTATGAGAGGACACGGGCAGAGTTCGAGTACTTGCTACAGGACTTCAGTGCACTAGGGATATTGAAAGAAGCATCGAAGCGTGTTGATCCTGGTCATCTTACACTTGCTGACGGGACCCGAATCGAAACGAAGAGTGCGAAAGATCCAAGGACACTTGCTATGAGAGCACCTAATGGGATACTTGCATGTGAAGCTTCCCAGCTAGACATGGAAACATTCTTTAGGTTGCGTGGTCGTTGTGCACCAAAGAGGGGATGGCTATTTTTATCGGGGACATTTGAAGGTTCCTTGGGGTGGTATCCCCAGATGTTTACAGCGTGGGCATCGGGAGCTGATAAAGATGCCAGGGCATATTCATTGCCCAGTTATACGAATACATACCTGTACCCAGGGGGGTCACAGGATCCAGAAATTTTAAGATTAAAAGATGCATCGAGTGATGACTTCTTCATGGAACGAATCGAGGGTAAGCCCTCACCACCCAAGGGATTGGTGTTCCCAGAGTTCAGGCCCGATGTACATATAAGCGAGGTTACTTATGAAAAGGATCACCCAGTACATATCTGGATGGACCCAGGCTATGCAGGCGGTTATGCCGTCGAGGTTATTCAGGTTATTGATGAACAGATCAGAGTCATTGACGAGATCTACGAACAGGGACTTGTTACAGAAGAAATCATCGATATCGCCCAGTCAAGAGACTGGTGGCCCGATGTCAAGTTCGGAGTCATCGACATCGCAGGAACCCAACACCAGGCAATGGCAGCCCCAACAGAAGTCTGGCTCAACAAAACCGGACTCTACCTATCGTCGCAGAAGGTCAAGATCAACGAGGGGACGGAGAGACTCAAGGGGTGGCTGAAAATAGATCCGAAAACACATGCTCCACGTATTGTGTTTAACCCGAAATGTCGTGGCATACTGTCAGAGTTCGGTTCTGCACCCAATCCATTTGATGGTCAGACCAAGGCATACCGCTGGAAAACTGACCGTGAAGGGAATATTGTAGGTGAGATACCAGAAGACAAGTACAACCACGGAGTAAAGGCCGTTATTTATGGCCTCATTGACCGATTCGGGTATGGATATGTGGAAGGAAAAGAACGTATCCGTGTGAAAAGGTGGAAATAAATGGTTAGAAGAAAGCCTGAAGATATTGTAGCCCTGGTTGATGCACACTACGACGCAACGGAACCGCTGCGCCAGCGTATGCAGGATGACCACGAGCTTTACAGGCTCGAACCTTATGATGCTGGTGACGGCTATCAGTCCTATACATCCAATGAACCGCAGACCTATGCGGAAAAGGTCATAGGCTGGATAGCAGGGGCTGACATGACAGTCAGAATTCCCCATGACGGGGCTGATCCTGAGCTGAGGAAGAAGAATGACCTCAAGGAAAGGTTCCTTATTGGCATTGAAAAGTCTGCGAATGAACGCCTGAACAAAATGCTGCTCCCTGAATTGCGTGACCAGCTTGCCTGGTATGCAGCTGTAAGGGGGTGGTTTGCAGGACGAGCATTACTTGCAAAACATGATGATGGTGCTACTTATGTAGACATTACACCCTGGGATCCACTTCATACTTACTGGGCTACAGGGCCTGATGGACTGGATTGGGCATGTTATAGCATGCCAAAGACCAAGGATCAGATATTTTCCCAGTACAATGTCCGTATAGACTGGGATACACCACAAAGTTCAGACGGCATACAGGTCTATGACTTCTATGACAAGGAAATGAACACGATTATTATCTCTAATGGGGCATCAAATAACCCCATTGTTAGGGTAATAAAGAAACAAAAGAAACACGGGATGATGTGTGTCCCTGTATTCCTTGGGCCAGTAGGATCAAACCCTTATATTGTTCCCCTTAGTCAATCGAATATGGACGATACCATTTCTGACGTAGGGGAATCAGTGTTTCGTGCTACACGAGACCTTTATCCAAAGCATAATCTAATGATGAGCACCATGCTGGAGCTGACTGCAAGGTCACGCAGGCAGGGTCTCATCGTCAGGAGTAGGGATGGTACGAAATCTCTCGATGAGGATCCGTACTTAGAAGGTTCGGAGATATCTCTTGCACAAAACGAGAACGTAGAACCTCTCGGTTTGCTGGAGATGTCAAAGGAAACAGGCGCATTTATGACTCTGGTATCAGGAGAAATGCAGCGTGGCTCCCTACCCTACTCGGTGTATGGCGAACTACCATTTCAGCTTTCTGGTTTCGCAATTAATACATTGCGCCAGGGAGTAGAAACTGTTGTTAATAAATATCTTAGGACTGTAGAGAAAGCATACGAGCGTATCTTCAATATGATTTCTGATCAGTACTCAGAAGGTTCCTTTAAATCTTTGGAGCTTTCGGGGATGGATAGAAACAGATTGTATTTCCATGAGGAAATTACGCCTGAGATGGTGAAAGGTACTGGTCAGCCAGTTGTAAATCTGGTTGGTCAATTGCCACAGGATGACATGACACGCTACTCTATGGCGCAGATCGCACGGGAAGGCCCAACTCCATTGCTCTCAGACAGGGCAATCAGAGATAGGATCCTTGCTTTGCAGGATGCTGATCAGATGGAAGATGCAATTAAAGAACAAATTGCGGAAGAGATATTACCAGAGGCAAAGCTTTACTCATTACTCAAGGCTCTGGAGGCCCAAGGGCAAGATGATATGGCGCAGTTTTACATTGGTGAGCTAATGAACTTGTTGTTCAAGAAGAGGCAGGAAGCGATGGGGCCTCCTCCTTCACCTATGGGCCCACCTCCAGGGGGCCCTATGGGCCCTCCGCCTCCCCAAGGAGGGGGCCCGCCAGGCTTTCCGCCCCAGGTAATGCCTAATGCAATGATGGGCGTACCGCCACCAACACCTACTCCGCAGGCTGGCCCAGTCGTACCGCCAGATTCGCCAAGACCTGGAGCGCAGGAAGGAGTGATATAAATGGGATTCTCTGAGCAAATTCCTTATATGTACGGCAAGGTTCACTATGGCACGGCTATAGATGACGGAGTTTTTGACAATATGTTTGAACTTGGCGATGACTTTGAAACCGCATTCAAGAAGAATGAGGAAATGAATTATGAAGAGTTTGATTTTGATGCTGGTATGGAAGGTAATGATGACCTAGATAAATTTGAAAAGGCTGCGTATCAGCTACAATTCCCTGACGCAACGATGACTCCCTGGGGTCCACCAATGCCTCTTGAAATGGTTGAGGAAATAGCTGCAGAATATCCTGGCATAAGTATTCTCGGATCTGTAGATATTGATGACTGGGGAATAACCTTACAGGAAGCAGAAGATCTTTTTGCTCTTTCAGGTGATGAACTCAATGATGTTGTAGATAGCATTGAAGCTGCAGCTGCAAGAGAAGGAGAGCTTGGTAACATATCACAATATATAGAGGCTGCAGGAGCGCATGTAAGAGAGCTTTACGAGGCAGATGTTTTCAATGATCCTGATGATGTTAATAGAGGTCGGCCAACAATTGGTACGTTAAGGCCTGATACTGCTCCTCTTGTTCCAGAACAAGACTATATGGGTCTACCCACTACTGTTGATCTTGATGATGATAACGATAAGTCATTATGGCAAACAACACTTGGAGGAATTGCTAATCAATTTCGTGAGGCTGGTGAAAGGGAAATGCAGCAAGTAGAGGCAAGGGGTGGGTTGGAAAGGAGTGAGTATCAAATTCCAGAGTCACAACACGTTAATATTCTGGATCGCTATATAAGTGATAACCCAACTCCAGCACAGCTAGGAGCAGATGTTCTTGCAGACCTTCAATCACTAAATGTTGAGCCTGACTTGCTTACCGAATGGATGGGCCTACAAGGTTGGGATGATAATGATCCCAACAGACTTGCGATAGAAAAAAGTTTAAGTACGTACTATGGCTTTGATGAAGAAGGGTTTGATGTCACTGGAGCTGCGATGGATCTCTATAGGGAAGGGGTAGATAAAACTGTCTCAGAGAAAAAGTCAGCTGAAATAGAAGCGAAAGTTAATATGCAAGGTGGCTCACCTATACAACCTCCAGGAAGTGAAGGGCAGATTGTAGAAGCAGGATTGGCAGGAACACCACAACCTCCAGGAGATACGGCTAAATCAACAATGGAAAA